GACTGGCGATAATTTCCGTACTACGACTCGCCAGTCTCGTGCTCACTTAGGTCAGCTTGGCCACCAGGTACAGGACGTTGCGGTTCAGCTCCAGATGGGCATGAACCCATTGATGGTGTTCGGTCAGCAGGGCTCTCAGGTAGCTTCTATCTTTGGTGCAAAAGGTGCCTTGGTTGGTGGTTTGATTGCCGTTGCAGCTGTTATCGGTCAACAGCTTGTTCCAAACTTATTCAAAGCCAATAAAGAACTTGGCGAACTAAAGGATGGGATTCTTGATCTTGTAGATGACGCATCGAAGCTGACCGAAGCAGAGAAATCTGTTGTTATGGCGGGCTTTGCAGACGAAATTGATAAGCAAAAGGCAGCTATAACAACTCTTAACGCTGAGATGAGAAGGGAAGGCGAGATTGTTAGGCTTAACACAATAGCCAAGCAAGCATCTACTGGTAGTATCTTGAAAGAAGAGAGAGCTATCAAGAAATCATTATCTAGAATCAATGAGTTAAATGCACAAAGACTTAAGGAATTAAGATTACTTGAACAACTTATTGAAAAGAGAAACGCGATAGCTGAAGCAGGTGCAGCAAACAGGGCTTTGCAGTCTCTTCAAGGGATGCCTGTAGTAGTTGATAGCGAAAAGGTTAAGAAGGCGAATAACGCTTTAAATGCAATGGACAATTCCACAAGGAAGGTGGCGGACAGAGCAAAAATTTTAGCTCATGGATTTGAGTTGGTTAATATCGACTTCGGTAAGTTGGCTAATAACAACATACCGATGGCACAAGAAGGTTTCACTATTCTTGATTTGAAGGTCAAGGAGTCAACCATGACCTTCAGGAAGTTAGGCGAAGACGTTAAATACGTTGGCATGACTATGGATGATGTTGGAGTCAGTTCAATATCTTCACTAGAAGATGCTTTACTTAGCGTTATGAATAAAACATCTAGTGTTGCGGATGCATTCAAGAACATGGCTCGCTCGATACTTAACGACATGATGCGTCTGGCTATACAGAGAAGCATCACTGCTCCACTGTTTAACTCCATGTTCGCATCAACTGCTCCAACTATTGCAACTGCATCTGGGTACACGACTGTAGGGGCTGGCGCTCCTACTGGAGCACCTGGGGGTGTTCTTCCAGGGCTTGAGGGAGGCGGCTTCACAGGATTTGGCAATCGATCTGGCGGTGTTGATGGCCGAGGTGGTTTCCCTGCGATTCTGCACCCGAATGAGACAGTCATTGACCACACTAAAGGTCAAGGGATGGGTGGCGCTGTTAATGTAGTGCTAAACATCTCAACTGGCGTGTCGCAGACTGTCAGGGCAGAGATTGCCAACCTGATGCCTCAGATCGCTAACGCGACAAAGGGCGCTGTCTTACAAGCTAGACAACAGGGCGGTTCGTACAGTAAAGGATTGACGGGGATATAATGGCTTACTCTTATCCACTCACTGTTCCTAATCATAACTTCGCGTCAATGTCGATGCGTATGGTGAGGAAGATAGGTTCTAGCATTTCTCCTTTCACTTACAAGCAGCAAGTGTTTGAGCATCCTGGCGTTCGATGGGAGGCTGAGGTTACGCTTCCCCCATTGACTTACAATGAGGCAAGAGACTGGGAGGCATTCTTTGCGGAGCTTCGAGGTACTGTTGGCACATTTAAAATGTACAATCCTCTGAACTCTGAGCCTAGAGGAACTGCGAATGATGCAACATTACTAAATACTGGCACTACAATTCCTGAAGCCGGGAATCACTTTATAGTCTTAACGCAGAATAACTTAGGTTCATCGACCTTGAAGAAAGGCGATTACATGTCTATAAAATACAACAATGACGCAGACAGGCCTCATTTACATATGGTTGTGGAGGATGCCACTATCACTAATGGATCAGACACGACCGTATACATTCAGCCTCCCCTTAGAGCGGGTGGTACAGCAGGTTCTTTTGTTGACGTAACAAATCCAGACGGAATCTGGAGGCTTGCCACTCCAAATATTGATTGGTCGATTAACGAGGCTAGCCTTTACGGGTTCACGTTTGCATGTGTTGAGGCTGATTTATGAGTCGTGATTTTTACGATAGCACTCCAAAGGGTGAGGACGACTATGAAACTCAAGTCGCTAGCGGATTCGTTAGGCCGGTATTTTTCGTTGAGGCATTCTTTGGTGGTTCTACATTTGAAAGGCTTTGCACCAATTCAAGTGACATAACTATAGGAAGCAAAACCTATAGTGGTGCTGGAGACTTCTTATCTTTTGATTCTGTTGAAGAAACCTATGAGCTAAGAACCTCGGGGACTACTGTAACCCTTAGTGGCCTTGATTCTTCAATCCTCTCTCACGCATTAAATAGCGACTATCAAAACAAAGGTTTAACTATTCGCTTAGGTTTGCTTGGAAAGGAAGGGAATTTGATCTATGGGGACACGCTTCTTGTGAGTGGCGAAGAGCCTCCTATTATCTTTAAGGGTCGCATGGAAGTGATGACGATTACGGATACAGGCGATTCCTGCTCAATATCTGTATCAGTACAAAATAGACTAAGCGATTTCGAGAGAGATAACGAAAGCCGGTACACATACGAAGAGCATCTATCAAGGAACCCAGGGGATATGTCCCTTGAGCATGTCCAGACAATCCAGAATCGTGTCTTGGAGTGGGGTGCATGAGTAAGGAGCGAGTTGCAGAAGTTATCGAGCAAAATCTTGATAGAACCTTTGAGTTCGGCACTTGGGATTGTTGCATCTTTGCTTTTGAGGTCGCCATTCCTGATCACCTGTCAATTCTAATCAATCAATACACCGATGAAGATACAGCCCGTGATCTAATTGATGAGCTAGGTGGGTTTGATGCCAAGCTACAAGAATTAGGGGGGCAGCCGATTGCAAAGGAATTTCTTAGGACTGGCGATGTAGTTAAATTGAAAGACAGAGATACGCTCGGTGTTGTGCAAGCTGACAAGATTGTTATCGCTGTAACACGAGGGATCAGAAGAGTTCCAATGAAATACGCAGAAAAAGGCTGGAGATTCCCAAGTGAATGAACTCGAAGATGTAGGCGGCGCGGTTGTATCGACTGCGGTTTTTGCAGGGTTGACCATTGCTACTGGCGGGACGTTTTCTGTTTTTGGTCTTGGTACATTAGGCTCATTTGCTGCGCTGACCGCAATCAACTACGGCCTCAACGAACTTGGCGAAGCCTTGGCTCCATCTGCTCCTGACTTTGGTTTAGAGAGACAGCGATCAGATATAACCACAGTAAGTCCAATCGGTTCTCATAAGATTATCTATGGTCGAGCTTTGACTGGCGGGAATCTAGTTTACTCGCAGTTAGCAAGTAATGACTCAGACTACCTTAATATGGTTATAGCCTTAGCTCCCCATAACATAGAGGGCATTCAAAAATTATTCATCAATTCAGATGTTGGCGTTGACCTAGAGGTTGATGACGAGGTTATGTCTGTTGATGTGCAGGAGCATTATTCTAACAATCAGACAGCCACAGTTACCAAAACGGGAACGCTCGCAGTAGGAGGCCAGATTACTGTCGATGCTTATCATGCAGGGGCTGGGACTTTAACTTTAGTTTCTGGCGGAACGACAATATTCAGCCATACAGGTGGTGGCGTTGTTCGATTTGAAACGCATCAAAATACAACCAATGCTCCAGAAGCATATACATTAACATTTACGCCATCTGGATCAGGCAATCGTGTCTATGTGCAGTTATTGAACTGCAACTTCCAAGTCGCGGAAAAGTACAAAGACCTTATTCATTTCTATCCTTCATACGGAGAAGCGTATGATTATTTTGAGTTCTTAGGGCGAGATGTAAGCGACGACACTACGTCAGGTAATCAATACTCAAGCACAGACGGTGAATGGGATCAAAGACATGGCATGTCTGGTGTATCCCATATTTGGGCGCGTATTAAATATGATCCAGATGTTTGGCAAGGTAGGCCGCCAAATATCTCTTGTGTCGTCAAGGGTAAGAAATTATACGATCCCAGAACTGAAACATTTTCTTGGTCGGACAACCCCGCTTTATGTATTAGAGATTATTTGACCAATACATTGTACGGATGCGGCGTACAGGCTTCATCGGAGATTGATGAAGATTCATTCATCTCTGCTGCTAACCTTTGTGATGAAGTGATAGATTTCGACGGCCTCACTGGCCCCGCACAAGTCTGGAGAAATGGGGAGGCACTAGAGGCAGATGATGGCTCTGGGTATATGATGTTTGTTCCCAATTCGGACACTGCGGCAGATTATTACATTGCACCTTTCCATGTAGGCGATACTGTGAACATCGGTGGTGTTAACGCCTCCCATCCCTTGTTTAACCAAAACGTAAAGGTCTTAAAGTTCGCTCCAGACGGGAAGAAGTTCTACTTTGATTATACATACACTTCTGGAGCAGAAACTTCAGGGGATAACATCTATCTTAGATATAGCCTAAATAGATACTCATGCAATGGTCTTTTGGAAACAGCCAAGTCAAAGAAGAATAACCTTGATCAGTTATTGACTAGTTGCGCGGGTAATATTAGTTATACAAACGGTTTCTTTAGGCTCCTCGGCGGTGAGTATCGATCACCTGAGTTCACTATTACTCAGGAAGATATTGTAGGTCCGGTGTCTATATCAACCAGGCCACCAGCAAGAGCCTTGTTTAACACCATGAAAGGGTTCTACTCCGACAGAAACACAAACTATGTATTTAGGGATTATAGACCGTATGAAAACGCAACATATATAACTGCCGATGGTGGCGTTAAAAATGTCATTGATCTTCCATTGAAGTTTACGACGAATCCTAAGCAAGCTGAAGAACTGACTCGGATTGCAATGGATCGCACAAGGATGTTTGAGCGAGTAACAATTACTTGCAATATGAGTGCGTTCAGGTATCAGGTCGGTGACACCGTACAATTAACTTACCCCAGAGCCTCAATAACTAACAAGGTTTATGAAATAATTGACTACAAGATCAACGTCTCTGAAACTGTTACAATAGACCTTGTTTTACAGGAACTTTCGTCAACCCTGTATCCCATATAGGAGTAGCAAATGGCTGACCCAATTCTCTTAGTACAAGGTGATACATCACCACAGTTCAAGGTCACGTTAACTCGCCAAGACACTGGCTCTGCTGAAGACCTGACTGATGCTACTGTTAAGTTGCACTTCCGTCGCCAATACAATGACGAAGTTTTGTTCTCGATCACAGGTCAAAGCACTCCAGATGAAGCATTAACAGGGATTACCATATTTGCCTTCTCAAATGGGCAGCTTGATATTGAGTCAGGGAAATACGAAGGCGAGGTTGAAGTCACCTTTGATACTGGCGTCAAAGAAAGTGTCTATGAGGTCATTGACTTTGTTCTGAGAGAAGACTTCGCATGAGCTTGAAGCTGTCAGTCGTTGCTAAAACCCTAAGCGCGGTTTTCACATCGAAGCGACTGATCTTGGCGGCCCAATCAAAGCGTTTAGTCGCAACGATCACCAAGGGTTTGTTCTTAAAGATATTGGAACTGGCGGACTCATTTGGTGTTTCCGATACGCTCACACGAGCGTTTTTCCGCAACTCGAATGAATCGGTGTCGGCTCTTGATGAAGTCGTAAGAGAAGTCACCAAGCCTCTATCTGACGCAGGTGTCGCAACAGATCAGCTATCCAATGAGGTAGGCAAGGCAACCGATGAGATT